TATAAATTCTAATACATTTATTAATGTAAATTTATTTAAAAACCGCTTGTATTTTACCGAAGAAAATTCCATGAATGTATGGTATTTGGATGTTGATTCTATTGGTGGACTTGCTGAAGTATTGCCTTATGGCTCTATTGCTAGAAATGGTGGTTTTATACAAGCAGTAGGCACATGGACATTAGACGCTGGGCAAGGCGCAGATGACTACTTTGTTGTAGTAACCAATATGGGTGAAGTCATTGTTATTAATGGTACAGACCCTACTGCGGCTGAAACATGGCAATTAAAAGGTGTTTGGCAAATGGGTCAAACCTTTGCTCGTAAATGCTTTTTTAAATGGGGTGGCGACCTTTTATTGCTAACTCAAGATGGAATTGTGCCTTTATCTGCTGCCCTTCAGTCTAGCCGTTTAGACCCTAGAGTTAATATTACAGACAAAATTTACTATGCAGTAAGTCAAGCTGCAACTCAATATTATGACAATTTTGGTTGGCAAATACAGTATTTTGCTAGTGAAAATATGTTGATATTTAATGTACCAATTACTGGCGGAACACAACAATATGTAATGCACACCATTACAAAGTCATGGGCTAATTTTACCAATCTTGAAGCTAGTTGTTGGGAAGTAAATGGTAAAGAAGGTATGTATTTTGGCGGTAATGGCTATGTAGGCAAATTCTATGATGGATTTAGCGATGCTGGCAACAACATTAATGCAACTGCCCAGCAAGCATACAACTATTTTGATGCTAGAGGACAATTAAAGCGTTTTACTATGTTGCGCCCTATTATTCAATCTGATAATGCCGTTCCTAGCTTGGCAATAGGTTTAAATATTGATTTTGATAATAATAATGTTAATGGCACTTTAACCTTTAATCCTTCTAATTTAACAACTGGAAGATGGGACTCAGCCACTTGGGATGACGATGTTTGGGGTGGTGGATTAACTACTACTAAGTTTTGGCAAGGTGTTACAGGAGTAGGCTATGCAGCAGGTATTAATTTAACTGCCGCAGCACAAAATATTGAAGTTCATTGGTCAAGTACCGATGTTGTAATGGAAAAAGGAGGGGTGCTGTAATTGCGTACAGTAACCACAGAAAAACAGCAATATATGGGGGATTGGCTAGTCAGAATGATGAACCATCCCTTGCCAACAGAAACAGTATGTATAGGTCAAGAAATAGACGGAAATTTAGTAGCAGTAGTAGGATTTGCCAGTTTTATGCCAAAAGCGTGTCAAATGCACATTGCGGCAGTAGGTGAAGTAAATTGGATGAGTCGAGATTTGTTGTGGGCGGCTTTCGATTATCCCTTTAATAAACTAGGAGTTAGCGTTATACTAGGGCAAGTTTGCGGCAGTAATGAAGATGCCCTAAGACTAAACCGACACCTTGGTTTTAAAGTGATAGCCGAAATCCCAGATGCTCACATGGATGGTGACTTAGTGATTATGGCTATGAGGCGTGAAGATTGTCGTTGGCTCGACATCAAATGCCCTTTAAGGACAGCAAGAGGAGAATGACATGGGTGGTGGTGGATTTTTAGGATTAGGGCCTGCGCCAAGTGCGCCAGCAGCCCCAGATTACACAGGAGCAGCGCAACAAACTGCACAAGGCAACCTTGATGCGGCTCGTGTAGCTACTGCTGCCAATCGTGTAAATCAAGTTACTCCTTACGGAAATCTTGATTACTCCATGACAGGTGAAGATAAGTATGGAAACCCAACTTGGACTGCAACAACTTCACTTTCTGATGTAGGCCAACAATTACTAAATAACCAAAACCAAGCTAGTTTAGGTCTTGGAAGCACAATTAATTCAGCATTAGGTCGCACCCAAGAAATGATGGGTCAAGGTTTTAACCCTAATTTGCCTTCTACTGGCATGAACCCTGGGCAGTCTTACCAAGACGCATATATGCAACGCCTCGCACCGCAAATTGCACAAAATCGTGAAATGGCTACTGCTTCATTGGCAAACCAAGGAATTGTGCCAGGAACAGCAGCATACGATAACGCTATGCGTCAGCAAGCAATGAAAGAAAACGACTTGTTATTGGGTGCTACTACTCAAGGCTTTGGTGTTGGTCAGCAAGCAAATCAACAGGCTTATAACCAAGCACTCACAAATTACAATATACCGCTTAATACATTGAGCGCATTGCGTAGTGGCGCACAAGTGCAAAACCCTACTTTTGTAAATTCTGCACAACAAGCAACAACTGCTGGGGCTGACATTTTAGGTGCAACTCAAATGGGCTACAACGCACAAATGGGTAACTTTAATGCTCAACAAGCGGCTCAACAAGGTATGAATAGCGGCTTAATGGGTCTAGGTGGTACTTTGGGCGCAGCAGCAATTATGTCTGACATTCGCACCAAAGAACACATTAAAGCTATTGGCTGGCTTTCTAATGGTTTACCAGTATATGAATACGAATACAAACCTGAATGGAAAAATGAAGCAGGTTATGGCAAGTTTATTGGTGTTATGGCACAAGAAGTTGAATTGGTGCAACCTGAAGCTGTTATCACACGCCCTGATGGGTACAAAATGGTTAATTACGGAGCGCTAAATGCCTAGTCCATATTTCACTACTATTGCACCTTATTTTGCTCAACAAGACCAAGGTTTAAACCCTGTGTTTCAAAATATTGCACAGCAACAACAAAACCAAAATTCTGCATTGCAACAACAAATGCAAAATAACCAAATGGCTGGTCAAACGCAAGGTAGCAGCATGGGCGGTTTAAGTCCTATGGCTATGGCTATGGCATTGCGTAATAAAAAACCTGAAATGATGGGGACAGGACAAACCCCTAATTGGACTAACCCTTATGCTGATTACAGTATGGGTGGTGGCGTTGGTTTATCAGGTATTGAATAAGGAATTGTTATGGCAAACGAATTAGACCAATTAAACTTATCTCAACAAGGCACATTGCCTCCTGAGTTATATGCTCAGCAACAACAATTAAACCGCCAGCAACAAATGGCGGCTATGTTGATGCAACAAAACCAACAACCACAAGGTCAAATGGTTTCTGGTCGTTATGTGCCAACTTCATTTTTTCAAAACCTTCAACCAGTAGCTAATATGCTTACTGGCGCTTACCTTGCTAAACAAGGTGATACTAAAGCTGCTGAATTGGCAAAACAGTTGCGTGAAGGTCGTAGCGCTGCTGAAGAAAAGATTATTCAACAAATGACAGGTTACGACAAAGCTACTGAATTAGCTGGGCCATACGCAGGCAATGTGCCTCAACCTACAGCCGTTCAACGCATAGAACCTGATTTACCTGGAGCTTTGCGTGAAATTCGTACAAATCCTTATGGCGCTGGAAAAGAATACACGCCTACAATTCTCAAGCAAATGATGCCTGACCCAACAGAGTTAGAGCGTAATTGGAAAGCTGCCCAAAAACAAGGTTATACAGGCACTATTAATGATTACAAAAATCAAATGACTGAAGACCAAAAAGAAAATAACCGTATTGCTAGGGCTAGATTAAATTTGTCTGCACAAGAAATGGCATTTAATACAGGTATGCCTATGGGCGGTATTAGTAACAATGCAGCACCACAAAATGTACCACAAGCTCCGTTGCGTACTATTAACCCTGGAAGCCCTGTTCTTGCTCCAGGACAACAAGTAATGCCTCAAGCAGGACAACCTCAAGTTGCACCGCAACAAAGCAATTTGCCACAACAACCACCTAGATTTAATTCCAAAGCAGAACAAGACGCTTGGTTAGCTGGAGAAAAGAAAAGGTCTGAATTAAGAGTTGAAGCACAAGACAAATTGCCTGGAGCATTAAACACAGTTAATAGTGGATTAAAAGCAATTACTGGAATGATTGGTGATACAACTGTTGATGCTCAAGGAAATCTTGTTTATGGCAAAATTCCGCCACATAAAGGTTTTAATGATGCCGTTGGTTTTCCTTCTGCCGCTTCAGGTTTTGGTGCAAGTTCTTTTATTAAAGGCTCTGATTGGAAGAATTTTGAAGCAAGATTTAAAGAAATTGAAGGAAAATCATTTTTATCTGCTATTGATTCATTGCGTGGAACTGGCGCTATTAGTGAAGTTGAAGGTGCAAAAGCAACTTCAGCTATTAATAGAATGTCTTTATCACAATCTCCAGCAGAATTTGTTGAAGCCGCAAATGAATTAAAGTCTGTTATGACAAAAGGTTATTCTGCTTCTCAACAAAGGGCTGGTGTAGCACCTACCAATTATGGCGCACAACCTACTGTGCCTGGTGTAAAAATGCGATATAACCTTCAAACTGGTCAATGGGAATAATTTATGCCAATTATTGAAGTTGTTGGAATTGGTGATGTAGAACTGCCTGATGGAATGTCCAAAGAGCAGATGGCTGTTGCTTTAAATAAATTGCCAAAACCAAAATTTGAATCTACTGCTCAAAATCGTGGCAATGTCATTAATACTGATGTGCCTACGGTTGTTGGTTCTCAACCTAATGCTGTAAACGCTCAACCTGTTACTAAACCAGTAACTATGATGGATAGGCTTAAAACGCTGTATGAAGTACCCACAGCCGTTGTAGCACCATTACTTACAGAACCTGCTTCAATGCTTTATGGTCTTGGTAGAAGCGCTGTAGAAGGTGCTATTCAAGGAAAAATGCCTACTGGTGAAGCTAGGGATGAATATTACAGACAAGCAAAACAAAATATTAGCTATCAACCTACTTCTCC